TCATCTCTTAGTTCTTGCCAAGCTGTAGCCAGTGCTGTACTTGTCAAACCAAAAGCATTTTGAGCGTTCATCATATTTACTTGGTTTTGTGCTGCAGTATCTAGTTTTGCTATATCTCTTCTCCACTGAACATTTGATTGTTCAATAACCATAGCATTTTGAGAATTAAATACTTCTCTAGCATAACTTTGATTTTCAATATATTGATTTAAAGCATTTGCCATTTGAGCATTAAATTTATTAACATCTGCTTGTAATCCTGTTTCTTGTGCGATTTGAGAATTTCTTTGAGCAGCATTAAATTGAGACATAGCACTCATCTGACTAGCATTATACTGTTCCATTTGTGAGCCTAAGTTAGCCCAGAATTGGTTTAACTGATTTTCATTTTGAGCATTAAATTGTCTTGCTGCGTTTTCATAAGATTGATTTGATAACAATCTTTGTTGCTCTTGTTGTTGTAACAAAATAAGACCTTGTTGCTCATTTGATAAATTAGCCATGTCCATCTGCAAAAATGCTTGAGAGTTTTGAGCTGCTACTCTAGTTCTTTGGTCAAGTGTAGCTAAATCTAGTGAAGCTAATTGAGTTGCATTTTGCATAACAGCTTGTTGCTCTGCATTAAAGTTTGCCAAAGTAACACTCTGCATAAATTTACTGTTAGCTAACTCTACTTGTTGCTCATTATTAAACTTAGCCATATCCATATTAGCGACCATATTTGAATTGGTCATAGCTCTTTGTTGAGCAGCATTAAGATTTGCTATACCCATTTGCTGGGCAAGTTCAGCATTCTTAATGTTCATGTTCATTCTAGCTGTTAAATTAGCTAGTTCAGTTTGCTGTGAGGCTGTTAAGTTTTGAGCATCAGCTTGGTTTTGTGCACTTAAATTAGCTAATCTAATTTGTTGCTCTGCAGATAAATTAGCTTTAGCCATGTCTTGAGCAAATACAGCATTCTTAGATAAGAAATCAGCTGCAATATTAAACTCACTCAATCTAGCTTGTTGTTCTGCTGTCATGTTTTGACGTTCTGTCTCATTCATGATTTGCAGATTAGCTAATTCTACTTGTTGCTCATTAGTTAGATTTAAAGCTTTCATAGCTTGTTCTTGTTGAGCATTAAGTGTTGCTGCTTGTTGTCTATTTTGTAAGTTTTGTAAATAAACTTGTTGCTCTTGTTGAGCTGTAGTTAAAACAGCCTGTTGTTCAAACTGACTACTTAAAACTCCTATTTCTTGAGCTAATTGTGCTGACTGACTTTCTGCAGTTTGTCTGTTAGCTAAATTTTGTAATCTTAACTGTTGCTCTTGTGAAGCTTGTTGTAAGTTAGCTTGTTGTTGATTACTTAAATTTTGTGCAGCTCTAGTTTGTAAAGCTTGTGCATTTGACTGTGCTATTGGTAGAGTTTGTTGGATTATAGTATTTAACAAAGCATCTCTAGCTACAGTAGAAGCTTGTAAGCCTCGTTGAGCCATAATACTATTAATACTCTCGACTGCTGGTCTAGCCCAAACTGGTATTTGTCCTTCATCTATATCAGCTAATAAAGTTTCCATTTGTGTAGATACTAAAGCTTCTAGTGGTAGGGCTGCTACTGCAGCTTGAACATTCACATCTTGATTATCTATTTGAGCTTCAACACTTGCTGGGTCACTAGCTATAGCTGCTGCAATGTCTGAAGGTATTTCTGCAGTTTCTGCTATCATATTAGATGCTGCACCTTTTGCTGCTTCACCTTTAACAGTTCTTCTTTGAGCTGCTTCAAAACCTATGTTATTAATAATTTCTGCAGACATACCTGTTGCTGCTTCGCCTGTGATAGCTTCTCTTTGTTGTGCTTCAGCTTCTGGAGTTTCAGAAATTTGTGCTGCTACTCCAACTACTTCAGGAACATAAGCTCCTGCTGATATAACACCATCTATAGTTTCAGCTTGAGCTGCATTAGCTACTTGCTCGGTAACTCTTGCTGCAACTGCTGGTCCAGATAATTTTCTGATTTCTTCAACTTTCATTTTAGATTCATCCGAAAGTTGACCATAAGCTGCTTGGAACTCAGGGCTATCTGAAATTAAAGAAGCATCCATTTTAGCTGTTTCTTGTCTGGTAGCTAACCTAGCTTGTGCACTTTCACCTTCTTGTAAGGGTGTTGTAACTATATCTGCTGCTGTTTCTAAAGCAATATTAATATCATCAGATATAATTCCAGTACCTTTAGGAATTAATTCTTCTTTGTAAGCTTGGTCTAGTAGAGCTGCTTTGGCATCGACTCCTAAATCTTGAATACTTATTTGGCCTTTAGAAATTTTATCTAGTAACTCTCCAGCACTTCTAGCTCTATATTCTCTTTGCATCTGAGCAAGGTTCATGCCGGGGTCTGTTGGCTTTTGACCAAACGGTGTGTAATAGTCATAAATATTATCTGAAGCTTCTGCTTTTGGGTCTAATTGAGGTGGTTTGTAACCATATCCTTCACCACCGATATCTACACTAGAATCTCCAGCTTCAGGTGTCGGAACTGGTCTATCTCCCGGTGCGGGTGCAGGGGTTGGTGCAGGTTCAGGAGAAGGAACAGGTGTTTCTCCGGGTGCTGGAGTTGGTCTGTTCTCTCTGTAATATTCTGGTAAATCATCTTCAGAACCTTTCCAGAACTGCATAAAAGTTTCATAAGGTAAATATCTAACAACACCAGAGCTAGGGTCCATAGTTTTACCACCGTGTACATTTGCTAACACATCTTTTGCGTTTTCATTTAAATTATCCAGAGTCGTTTGACCTCCAGCTACCCACATAAATGTGTCACCTGTGGCAGGGTCTTCTAAGAATTCAAAGCCTCCTTTAGATTCTTTTCCTTCCCAGTGTCTAGGCATATAATAAGCTTTGTCACCAATAAACCATTCATAAGGTTCTGCTCCTTCTTTATTTGTAAAATTTAAGTCTGCAGAATATGGTGTTGGTTCTGGTGCTGCCGTAGGGCTTGGAGCCGGTGTAGGGCTTGGAGCCGGTGTAGGGCTTGGAGAAGGAGTAGGACTTGGAGCCGGTGTAGGTACCGGTGTTGGTGCTGGAGTTGGTGCTGGAGTTGGTGCTGGAGTTGGTGCTGGAGTTGGTGCTGGAGTTGGGGTTCCTCCGCCATCGCCTATATTATTACCATCACCAAGATTATTATTATCATTATTGACAACATCTCCTTCTTGATATCCAGCTCTAACATTTTTTATAATGTCTTTCATGCTTTCAACAAATTTATTTTTTTTCTTTTTAGCCATATCTCCCTCTTATTTATTGTACCTTATATCAAATAATCTATCAATTTTTTCATCCATTTTTTCTAGTCTATCTAAAACAGTATCCATATTATTTAATAGTTCTTGTTTAGTCACATAACGTCCTGCTATTTCTTCACGAGTTTTATTTAACAAAATATCTTGTCGTTTAAGCTCTCCTTCGTTTTTTCTAATGCCGAACATTAATGGAGCTAGAACTAGAGTTATAAAGACATTCCAAATGATGTAGGGGGTGAACATATCCATTATCCACCTCCATCATCGTTGTTTATTGGATTACCGTTGATGTCGTAACCTTCTTTAGGTCCAACAATATTCCAGTTCATATCGTAAACAAATTTCTGTCTATCTTCTGCTGAAGGCTCATTTATTTCACTACCTACAGCTTCTCTTTCAACAATCAATCGACCATTTTCATCGTAATGTTCATCATACATAACCCATTCGTCAATTCTTCTTGCAATAATTAAGAAAGATATAGTGTCGGTTGAGGTAGCATCTTGACAGGTAATAGTTAGAGTATTACCACTAACAGTACCTTTGGTTGCATCCCAGCCTGTTTCATTGGATGTGAATACTCTAGCATCAGCATTTAGGTGTACCCATGTACCATCAGACATTCTAGCTAGGCTATCTAAATTAACTGTAGCTTGTCCATCAACAAGAGTTACTGTACCACTATAGATGTTATCGGCTTCTGGTGATTCAACAAAGCTGTGGATAAGCCTGTGTGTTTCTTTGAGTTCTGGTTTTGGATGCTTAATGTTAAATGAACCACTGGTCTTTGTTAGGTTGCCAATAACATTAACATTACCACCACCACCGGGCTGTAAGTTAATACCACCATTACCACCATTGTACATAAACTGTCTATTAGCAATGTTTGAGTGTGATGATGCACCCATACCAAATTCAGCTTGGCTGCCTATATTGTTTTCAATGGTAAAAGCTGACCTAGCATTTGTACCATTACCAGAGTTGATTAAGTCAATTCTTAAGTTGTCTGTTGAGTTACCTGTGAACTCACCAATAATTCTGTTACTACCTGTGGCTGTACCATTATCAACATGAAGGTGAGTATTGCTTAAAGTCACATTGGTATTATTAACTTCAAGTCTTTCTGTACCACCTGTAACAACACGCCACTGGTCAGCAGCATGGAACTGTGTATAAGTGTTGGTATCGCCTGTGTGGATTATTTGGTCATCTACATAGATGTCTGTGACATTGTTAAGGTTGCCTGATATGTCAAGGTTTCCTGTAATAGCACAATTAGTACCATCAAATGTAAAGTTTGCTTCAGCATTCATACCATCAGCACCTGTGGCTGTTAGCACTCTGTTGTTTGAACCGTTTGACATAAAATCAGAAACATCGACAGAAACAGTATCGGCAGCAACATCAATACCTGTACCTGCTCCAACGTTTAGAGTTGGTGAACCTGAAGTACCACCACCTGTTAAACCGTTACCAGCAGTAACAGCATTAATATCACCTGTACTACCAGTAGCGACTGCTGTAACTCTACCATAAGCATCAACAGTAATAGTGTCTATTTTGGTACCATCGGCTGTTGAACCATAAGTACCAGAACCAACACCGCCTGTTGCCATATTGATGGTTACAGCTCCAGAAGTTCCCCCACCTGTAAGGTTGGTTCCTGCTGTAACGGCTGTGATATCACCTACATTTGTGGTAAATCCTGCATCGTTGTTAAATATACTTAAGCCTATTTCACTAGCTGCTTTTCTTCTATCAGCACCTGCATCTAGCACGATAAATTCATCTGTGCTTATCATGGTTGCAGTCATATCAGTCAGTTCTGATAAATCTACATTAAGAGTAACACTACCTGATGAACCTCCACCAGATAATCCAGTTCCTGCGGTTACTCCTGTTATGTCACCTACATTTGTGGTAAATCCTGCATCGTTGTTAAATATACTTAAAGGTATTTCATTAGCTGCTTTTCTTCTATCAGCACCAGCATCTAGCACGATAAATTCATCTGTACCTACCATGGCTGCAGTCATGTCTGTTAATTCAGAAAGGTCTACATTTAAAGTTACGCTTCCTGAACTACCGCCACCACTTAGACCTGTCCCGGCTGTGACACCTGTTATGTCACCTGTATTTGTGGTATAGCCAAAAGATTCAATACGGTCATTGATAGCTGCTGAAGTCATTAATGTAGTATCATTATCAGCAAAAGCTTCTGCACTGGTAGTTAAAGAACCTCCAGCTAATTCAGAAACGGTTAAGCCTGAAACGTTAAGAGTAACGTCTCCTGTACCACCACCTGTCAAGCCAGTCCCAGCTGTAATAGTTTGGTCTGCGGTTGCACTAGCTTCAATGCCATTTAATTTAGTATGGTCAGCATCGGTAAAGACATTGGAATCTGTTGCACTTTCAACAAGAGTTCTAATCTCAGCTGCTGTTTGGTCTGCGGTTGCACTAGCTTCAATGCCATCTAGTTTGCTGTGGTCGGCATCTGTAAATACATTTGAATCAGAAGCACTATCTACTAATGTTCTAATCTCAGCTGCTGTTTGGTCGGCTGTTGCACCTGACTCTATACCATCTAGTTTACTGTGGTCAGCATCGGTAAAGACATTTGAATCAGAAGCACTATCTACTAATGTTCTAATCTCTGCAGCAGTTTGGTCTGCAGTAGCACCTGATTCGATACCGTCTAGTTTTGTTCCGTCTGTAGCAACGTCTCTGCCATCTACAGTTCCACCGACAGTAATATTTCCTGTGACTGATAAGCTTCCTAAAGTACCTACCGAAGTAATGTTAGTTTGAGCTGCAGTAGTTAAAGTACCTGCTATGTTACCAAAGGCTACATCACCTGCAGAGCCTGAGAAGACCTCTGAAGTGTTAGTTGCATCTGGAATAAATGTAAAGACTGAAGCACTATCATCGTAACCAAAGAAACCTACTTTGGCTGAAACACCATCGTGCCATCTAAACTCAATACCTCTATCTTTGTTGTCGTCTGAGGCTGGAGCTGTATCGCCACCTATGGTAAAGATTGGGTCATCAACTGTGACTGTTGAACTATTAACGGTAACAGTAGTACCATTAACAGTAAGGTCTCCTGTAACTGTTAGATTATTTCCGACTGTAACATCGCTTGGTAAACCAACAGTAATTGTATCGCCAGAAACAGAAGTTTCGATTTCATTCGCTGTTCCTGAAATTGTTAAAGTATCGGTGCCTATTAAGACTCCATCGTCTGTACCAGAATCGGCAGCGATATCTAAAGTTGATGAAATAGCAGCAGTCGAAACAGCAGTCAGTCTACCTTTGGCATCGACTGTTATGACTGGAATCGCTGTGGCTGAACCATACGAAGCAGCAGTTACACCTGAGTTCGCTAAAGTTAAAGCACCTCCGGCTGCTACTGTAGCATCGCCACTAACGTTACCAAATACTGCATCTTCTAAATCACTAAATGTAATTTTACCTGAACCACTATCGGTATTATCTACCATAGCTATAAAGTCGTCTTGAGCTATTGCACTTTCAGTTGTAAGTTCGTTTAAGTCTAATGAGAAAGTAACTGTGTTGCTTGAACCTGCTGTATCGATACCTGTTCCACCTGTAAATGTTAAGGTTTCTGAATCTAAATCAATATTTAAAGCACCACCAGTATCTGCTTGGAAATCTAAATCTTGAGCAGTTACTTGTGCGTCAACATAAGCTTTAATAGATTCTGAAGAAGCTAATGTTGTAGAACTTGCAGTTGCAAAAGAATCATCATCTAGGAAAGCTGTACCAGAAACTCCTGTATTTAAAATAGGGCTGGTTAGTGTTTTATTGGTTAGCGTTTGGCTACCTGTTAATGTGGCTACTGTTGAATCGATAGCAACTGTAAGTGTATTGGCTGAACCAGAAGTATCTATACCAGTGCCTCCAGCAATGGTTAAAACTTCACTATCTAAATCAATAGATAATGCTCCACCAGAATCACCTTGGAAATCTAGGTCTTCTGCAGTCAGTTGTGTATCAACGTAATCTTTGACTGCTGCTGAAGTTGGTAAGCTAGTATCATTGTCATTGGAACCAATACCTTCAGCTTCTAAAACGATTGCTGAAGCTTTAAAGTTATCTACTTCAATGTTTGATACAGTATTGTTGTCTGCATCTATGGATTTGTTTGTTAACGTATCTGTTGTTGCTCTACCGACCAACGTATCTGTTGAGGTTGGTAAAGTAAGAGTACCTGTATTGCTAATTGAGCTAATAACAGGACTTGTTAATGTTTTGTTTGTTAAAGTTTGCGAATCGGCTAGTGTAACTACTGTAGAGTCTATAGCAACTGTTAAAGTATTTAAAGCTCCTGAAGTATCGATACCTGTACCACCAGCGATTGTAAGAGTTTCGCTGTCGAGGTCAATAGATAAAGCTCCGCCTGAGTCACCTTGAAAGTCTAAGTCTTGTGCTGTTACTTGGGCATCAACATAGGCCTTGACTGATTGCTGTGTTGGTATTAAAGTTGCTGAATCAGATGTCATATCGTCTTCATCAACGAAAGCTGTTATAGTTATTGTACCATCACTTAATGAACCATAAGTAAGAGCTGTAATAGTTGTTGCAGCTATTGTACCTCCTTCAACTTTATCACCTGAGATTTGGTCATCTGCTAAAGTTAGTGTACCTGATGAAACGTCTAAAGTTTTACTAGCTCCTACAGTTATATCTGAAGTTGCAATAGTTGCACCATCAATCGTACCGCCATTAATATCAGCTGTATCGGCTACAAGGCTATCGATGTTTGCCGTACCATCTAAATATAAATCTTTAAACTCTAAAGATGAAGAACCTAAATCTATATCATTATCAGTGACTGGAAGGATAGCACCGTCAGCGATATACATTTGTTGAACTGAAGTAGATGATACGTCAATCCAAAATTCTATGTGGTTGTTTGCTGTGTCTATTAATACTTTGTTGACAGGAGAACTACCTGAATCTCCAATCAATGCTATTACTGGTCCTTCGGCTGTAGTGCCATCGTGTTTGTGACCAGTACTATTGTTAAATGCATTTAATAACTGATTAAATTCGTCATTAAATATTGCTGCTGTGATGGTATCTCCATCTACAAAACTACTCTGTCGTGTATAACCTGCCATAATTTTTTATCTCCTTCCTGATGGTATGTAATCTATATAAAATCCGTTTATTGTATAAGGTGAGCGACTGTCTTGACTTTGAATAGAAAAATTATTACTGTGACCACTTCCTTGAAGCGGTAGTCTAATCAAAGGAGCAGACACTGCACCAAAAGCATTTAATCCAAATACAGCTTCACCAAATATTGATGCTGGATTAATTGTACCTAATGATACTGAGCTTGTAAATTGAGGTGTAAGAGGGTCGCCATAATCAAATTGATATCTTAAATTTGGTGACACTACACCTTCATTACTTATAGAAACTTTAATAAAATGTAAAGTTTTTAAAGTTCCTAAATCGCCATAATCATAATCTGGTGTACTATATCTTGCTAGAATATCTTCACCATCAAAGTCATTACCTGAATCATGTAAAAATACATACCCAGATGTATCACCATGATAATATACTTCAGTCCCTTCATTATCAAAGTTTGAATTTATACTTGTAACTTCGATACCTCTAGTTTCTGACCATTCAAAACCGTTTGGTCTTAGTGTTCCTATTATTCCTTCTTGTACTGCTCTAGCTGTGCCAATCTTAGTATAAAAAAGTCTATACTGAGATTTTTCTCTAATAACTAAACTGTCTATTCTATATTGAGCTATATCTCTAGCTACTTCTGTTATTAAAGGTTGAATTGCTTTACTAACTGTACCTAACTCAACGTCACCAATTCTTGCAGTACCAGCAACTGTTCTGAAACCGTCTGGTGCTAAAAATAATAAGTCACCACCAATTTCTTGTATACTGTAGCCGCTTAAACAGCCAACGTTTTCTGCTACAGGAACAACTGCTATAGTTTGAGTGTCGTTTATATTTATTAGTTTATGAATACTGTTTTCACAAAATATAAATAAATCTTCCCTAAATCCTCTAATACCTACAATCTGGTCTGATATTACTATTGAACCAGCACCAGCACCTGTAAAATTGTCGGGGTCATTATCAACACTATAATAAATAGTATTTAAATTATCTTCTACTCCTGCAGCTATTAAATGGTGGTCATGTATTGTAATGTATTTAACTGCATTAGTACTATCCACTGTAATTTGGCTAGTATAAAATGTTCTAGTTGTTAAAGCACCTGTTCCTTCCATACGAAAAGAAAAAGGTATATTACCACCATCTGCAATAATAACCTCACCATAATCATAGTCTGGACCTTCAAAAACTGCAAAACTGCATTGTCCTTGATTGGTTAATGTTACTTCACTTTTACCAACAAAGGTAGTATAGTTATCGCCACTACCTGCTGACAATTTATTTATAATAAGCCAGTTAATACCGTCATTACTAAAAAATATTTGATTACCTGCACACGCAATAATTCCATCGGCATAAGGAAATATTCCTTGAATGTTATCATCACTACCAGTTGGTTGTGTTGCACTAGCTCCGCCAAACTTTGTAAAACCATTTATTCTTCTGTAGCCTCCTTCTATTGAGACTTCAAAGTTTTGTAACTCTTTAGCTACACCGGGAAATCTAAGTAAATCTATCGCATTTGATGAATTTACTAAACCTCCGGCACAAGCAACTGTATAAGGTTGTGAACGTGCCATAATTAAAAATAAGTTCTATCGTCTGTCATGTATTTAGGCTGTGGATTAATTAAGTTTTCTTTCATCGCCTTCATACTTTGTACATAATCTTGCAGTGCAAAAGAAGCTTGTTGTGGGCTTTCTTTAAACTGCCATGTGTAATATCTTACTCTTGCTAAAATAACATTTTTATACTGGTCTGGCAAAATTATTTCATCAGTATATGCTGATAAAGCTGTAGGTTTTACATAAGCATAAAAATGTATATTATAAATTTTGTCTGGTATTGGACTCAAGCCAAACTTTCTGTTATCGGGAGATTTAATAACGTATTTAGGTTCACCATAAACCTGTCCATCGGCTGAGTCATTATTTTCATTGTCTCTGTAATATCTTCTCCAATCAGCATGAGTTAAAAATTTTAACCCTTGAGATACGTAAGGTGCTGATTCACCAGAAACATTAATTGTTGTTAAATAAAAATCGTCCCAATCTACGGAACCATAATCATCTTTAATACTTGTACTATCACTTTTTAGTAGATAGTATCTTTGTCCTATAACTGTAGGAACTACAACGTTTCCGTAAAAAGGATTTGTAGCTCCACTTAAATCTGCTGCAAAAAAAGGTAATTGAGGTTCTTCGTTTGCAATGTCAAAAATAGATTTATTAATTGCATCTTTAACAAATTGTTGAAATCCTGTTGCGTTGCCAAAGTTAGCAGCCGTTAAAGGTATTTCATTTAACTCTCGTAGAATTTCGTTTGTTAAATCTAAATATGTTGTTGCCATTATTTTTTATGTACTTTTTGTATTGCAAAATTTGCTGATTTACTAGCTCCTTTGTGTGGTCTGTAACCATCTTTAGGGTCTTTCATTAGCTTGTAGCTTTTGCCACTTTTCATCCAATGATAACCTTTAGGTGCTGGTACTTTCATTACTTCTCGCCTTTCATGTCCATGGTATTCATACCTACCATTTTATTACAAGCTTTTTCCATATCTTGTACAGAACCATATCCGCCTTTACCGCCATGAGCATAAGCTTTTCTAGCTTTACCGCCACTACCGTAGGCCATTTTAGCTTTTCTCATTTCAGTAAAACCATCACCTGAACTTCCGCCAAAATATTTTTCTCTTTTTTTATTTTTTTTATGTCCACCATCTTTCATCATATCTCTCCCTGTATATTTGTTCTTTTTGTATTTTGTGTTTGGTACTCTATTCATTTTAAAAAGTGGAGGAGCCCGAAGACTCCCCCGTAGGCTATATTAGTCTATTGTATAGAAAGCTGATACTAATGCATCGTCTCTCAATACTTTTGCTCCATAAACATGTAGGCCTCTAACAATATCACCAAATGAACTTGGGTCTCTTAGGACTTCAGTTGAGATAATTGTTTGAGCTGTTGCTGTTGAGGAAATGTGTCCAGCTAGACATTTTCCTGAAGCGCTTGAAACAGCTGCAATGTTATTAGATTTGTACATATTGAAACCTCTTAACTTACCGCTAGATACTAGACCATTTCTGATTGAGCCTTGTCCTGCGTTGTAGTCAACAGAAAGAAGTTTTGAGCTGGATTGTGATAGCTGCTCATAAAATTCTGGAGAAGCTACAAACCATCTACCTTCTTCAGGAACGTTTGCGTCATCTAATAGTCTTGCCATTCTTGCAAGTACGTCTAATGGGTCTGTCTCTGCAGATACACCTAAGTCAATAGAACCTGCACCATCATAGACTCCTGCTCCTAATTTTGTAGCTGAGTCTGCACCTAGTACGTGGTCTGGTGAAGAAGAAGCGACACCTGAGAACATTGATTCGATAACTGCTGCATCGAAAGAATCTCTTAGAGCATAAGCTGCTGAAGATGTTGCAACTTCTTTAAAGTTGACGTGAGACATATCTCTCTCAATATCATCTACGATGAATTTGAAAGCTTTAGCTGAATCGACTACGAGTGTTAGCTCTTGGTCGGTTAGCTTGGTTTGAGTTGTGTCAGAACCTCTTGTGTAGTCGTACACTGAGATTACTGGCTCTTTAATTATTTTGACAGAGTCTCCATAATTGCTGATTTCTCCGGAGTAGTCAGTATTTGTAATAGCTTCTACCACTGATGCCTTTCTGAAAAAGTTTAAAACTTTAGCAGAATATATAGAAGGCAGGAAGAAACTATTAGCTTGACCACTAACGGAGTTACCAAAGTTTGCATTTGTATCTGGGGTTGGTTCAAAATACTGTGCCATTTTTTACTCCTTTTGGGTTAAAATTAAGTTTATCTTACAATTCTTCCTTCGTCCCAAGCTTTATCGATTTCCTGTTCAAGTCTATCAAATTCAGCTGGAGATAAAGCAAGAATCTCCTTTTCTGTCCAAACTTTAGGCTCCTTGGAATCAAACGATGTTGTTTTCGTTGATACCATTTCGGCAGCTTGAGATTTGGACTGCTGATAATCTAACTTCGGTTGTTTTCTTTCAGGAACACCAATACCCATATCTTTTTTGAATAAATCTATAGCTCTTATAGCTAAGTCTGCATCGTTTGAATTATTTCTAATCCAATCTTGTATAGATGCAGGTTGAGAGTCTGTCCAGTCTTTGAAGTCTTTACTATTTTTGACTTCTCTAAAATCTGGATGTGCTTTCTCTAGCCTAGTCAAAGCATCTTTCTGAACTAGCTCATTTTCTCTACGTTGTAAAACATTTAGTTTCTCTTCTAAGTTTTTAGCTTTTTCGGAGCTTTTTAGATGAGCAACTGTTTCTACAACTTTATAGACATCTGGATATTTATCTCTAAAAGATTCTAGTTCTTCTAGAGTTTCAGGAGCTTCGTATTCAGTAACTTCTTTTTGTTCTTTTAAGGAAGCTACTTCAGCACGTAATTCTCCAATAGTTTTATCGTGATGCCTTTTCATTTCGTCATAACGTTTTTTATAGTCAGGACGTTTATAAGCTCTTTCTTTCTTCTCAACATTCTTTTGTGCTTTTACTTCTTGAACTTCTTCTGGTTGACCAGATTCAGCACCTCCGTAATAAACACTGTCTGCTGAGACAAATTCTTCTTCTTTAACGTTATGCCAAGATTTATTCATATTATAAGGATTGGCATTTTCCTCTTTTTCAACTTTCGTTGTCATATCATCCTCCTAATCAGGGCTTTCTAAACAAGTTGGCCGCTTTTGTGCACTACGCAGGGCTTGTTCGTAAAGTTGGCCTTTCGGGTTACATAAATTTTTTAGCTAAGTACGTGTTTACCATTTGCTTTCAGATTTTCTCGCCTTTGTTCTTCGATTATGTCATCTTCAGCTACTAATAAAGCTCCCATTACTGGTTGTGCTTTAGTAACAACTGTTTCAGACCTTACGATTTTTTCAGGCTGTTGCTCTTCTAGCATTGGTCCACCATACTGCTTTTGTTCTCTATCATAAGCACTCTCGGCTTCTTTCATCATCTTAGATAATTCATCAGCTCCGATATACTCAACTGCTTTCGCAGTGAAAACAAATTCTCCGTCCGATAACCTTGCAGGTATCGAATCAGATACTCCAGTGCCGGGACCTTCAACTTCCCCGGCTCCAGAAAACTCTTGAGCTACATCCATAACTTTCATAAATAAATTAGCTATTTCTGGATTAGCTTCTAATTCTTTTTGGAACATGTCTTGCTCTTCTTCACTTAGAGCTTCATTTACAACATACTCCATGTAGTCCTCTTCCATTTTATTGTCAGGGACCATGTCTTGTTCGTCATAATCTTCTTCAAGCAAAGAGCCTTCATTTAATATTGCTCTTGGCTCGTCTTCCATAATTTGTGCTTCGCCACCATCCATCATAGGTTCTTTTGGTTGAGCTTCACTCATTATGAAATCTATTGCTTTTAATAAATCTTCTGGGAATTGTTGTTGTGCCATTACAGGACTTATAGAAATACCTTCTTCTCCTTCAAAATTAAAACGTTCTGGTAAGTTTTCACCTTTCACTACAAGTTCTCTTACCATAGGCAAATCTTCTACTGGAACTTGTTGAACACCTCGTAAAACTAAACCATAGTTTTTAAAAGCTGCATCGTCATTCTTTTTTTCTGATACCATATCTGGATTTAATAAGTCTTTCATTTTTCTTCCTTTCTATTCAGGGCTTCCTTCACCAACAGGTCCAGTTGGTCTAGGTGTCCCACTAAACGTAGTTTCCCCTGCAACCGGTACATTTCCAATTCCGATGTTGCCACCACCAGTGCCTGTAGGTCCAAGTTCCGCTGGTTGTTGAGGTACTCCTTGAGGGCCTCCCATAATTCCTTGTTGCTCACCAAAGGGTTGAGCTTCCTCGCTAGGTTCTTGTCTAACATTTTGCATCCCTATTATTTGTGCCATTATTGCAGCCTCTTCTGGGTCGTTGAGTATTTCATCAGGGTCCAAGTCGAGACTGTAGGCAAGTTCACTAATTAACTTCGAAACTTTAACAAATGGAGCAATGCTTGGATTTTGTGCAGTTTGTAAGAACATTGTCAATCTTTGACTTCTTACTTCTTTCTGCATCAAGCTATTGGTACCAGTTGCCCTAACTTCTAAGTCACCTACTACATCTAGATTATCTTCTAAAAATTGCATATTCCATTGGAAGTATGCTTCACCTAATGGTTTTAAAAGAAAATCATCTAAATTCTTTATAACAGTTTTTATATTTAAACTAGCTGCTCCTAACAACATTGACATACCAGAAGCTGTTCTCGTCATACTTTGAACACCTGTTTGTCCGTGAGAGTAGCTAGGTATACCTGTTTGTTCATCAGCTAACTGCCTAAACCTGTCAAACATCATCATGTTTTCAGGTGCAGTATTTGGAAATTTTAAACCATGTACTGCTTGGCCGGGCATTCCTGCTTGTCTTCTAAATATTTTGCCGGGGTATATTTCCATATTTTGTCCACCGACAAGAGCTGATTCATCTACATCAAATACTAAAGAACCAGCTAAAGCTAAATTATCAATAGCCATTCTTGCATGACCATTCATAATTTGTTGAGAATCATTCATGTTCTCAGCTACTCCAATACCAAAGAAGTTATATGGATTTCTTTCGTATGGAAATGCATGATAAGGTATTCTGTATGGAGTAAATGGATTGATAACTGCTCTTAGTAGTTTATCACCACAAACCCATGCATTGATTTGAACCTCATCAAGGTCGTCAACACTTTCATCAAGTTCGATACCTACTTGTCTAGCATACTCGGCATCCATAATACCCCAGTATTCTATTACTTCAAAAGCATTGTCGTATGCTTCTTCAGTATCGTAGTCATCTTTAAGTTGACTTTCAAAATCTTTTTCTACGTAATTTGGACCATCTTGAAGACATTCTCTAATAGATTCTTCATCGAAGTAAGGCATTTTACGTAATGCTCTTAATTGACTTTTGTTTAGTTTATGTCTGTGTATGACATATTCACATTCGTCAATATTAGTTGCACCGGGGTCTGGATAAAAGTCCCAGCAACTTACAAATTCGATTCTTGGTACTCTTACGTGTACAGGTGAGTATTCTCTCTCACCGTCTGAATTTTTTTTCCAATGATTAAGAGTCTTGTTAAAATTAAATGGACCCTTAATAATTCCTGTTCCTAATAATGCTGATTCTAATAAAGCATTTCTAATTTCTGCCGAACCATTTGATTCTTCTATTTGGTCATGAATCAACTTCTCCATTTTTCTAGCAGCTTTATCTGCTGGAGAAATCTGAGGCATGTCTGGTCTTGGTGAAGGACCTTCTTTAAGTATACCTAAATTTTCAGCTTGGACTTCAATAGGGGTTTCATGTTCTTCAAACATTCCATCGCCAAATGTAGCTCCGGGTTTAAGTACCTTACCATCTCCTCGATAACCAATATCAAACGGTCCACCTTTTAAATTTCCTATGTTGTCTAACTGTTCTTCACTTATTTCAGGAGACTCGATACCGGGAATTGGATTTTGGGTATCTAAATAAGCATATTCTTTTTCTCCTTCGGGTACTTTAGTTCGACTAATACCTATAGGAAATTTACCTGTACCAAAAATTACATCGACCATTTGACCGAATGCAGCTAAGACTTTGGTTTTGGTAACTTTTACAAATACTCTGGATTTTTCAGAATCTCTAAACTTTACTCTTTTACCGTAGAGCCCTCTATAGTTTTCGTAGGACTCTAACCATCTTTGTTCGTCTGAATCTCTTGCGTCTTCTGCGACTGCAAATCTACTTTGAATAATTCCTACAAGATTTATTTTTTGGTCTTCGATAAGATTTAAACTCTTACCTGCTTCTCCTTCAACATCTTCGTAGATATTATTAGCATTTAAAAACGTGTTCTCTTCCATCCTTAGTATCCAAACGTAGAATCAGAAGGTTCAAACATATTACGTTTGTAGTCGTCCATTCTCTGTAGGGGACTATCCATTCTGGGTCTGCTCATTATCATATAACGCAGAGCATCATAAGCATGGTCTGAAGCATGAGTATCCACGTCTTCAGAATTTGTTTTAGAGAGTGGTATACTTTGTAACTCTCTTATTAAATTTTTACACGTATTAAAAATTTGTAACTTTGGTCTTCCGTTGTTTCTTGTCTTTAAGTATTCGTGTATTTGTATTTTACCTTGTATTCTGTTTTTATCTGCTCGTCTTAGCTTATGTCCCATCTTTTGTAGAGTCTCACCTACAGTTGGGCCAGTCGTCCCTGTTTTAGCCCAAGCTGCTGTATCAAGCACACCCGGAACCGAAAAAGGGTCTTCCAATTCCATATCCCCTATTATAGTGCCTAATTCGTCACCTGTCAAGCCTTTTTGATATAATTCCCTATAAATTATCAAAGTTCCGTCTTCTCGGTCCACTGTTCCCCACAAACAACAGCTTTCTGAAGCGTAACCATAGTCGATTCCTTTAACTCTTTCCCAATGAAAAGGAAACTGAAATGGCTCAATAACATGTACAGTTACATCAAATTCGGTAAAAGCTGCTCCTTCTGAAATTTCCCAATTACCTTCTAGTAGTTGTTTTCTTTGTGTTGGTGGTAAAGATTCCAACATTTTTTGATAAATACCATCACGAGATAAATAAGGGTTATCGTTTAGTCTAGCCGGTATAAATTTTCTAGATAGACCATCGTTACCAACAAAAGATGAATCCGGGTCAGCAGGTTCAATGTATCTTTTTTTGACCCAATGAGCACCTACACCACCGGGGTTAGCTGTACAACGTAAATAAGTTTTTATTTCTGAGTCTGTGGTTCTTAAACGAGATGCCAAATAGTTCCAACCAAATTCTGTTGGTAAGTGAGTTATTTCATCAAAACCAATCCAACTATATGCTTGTCCTTGATAACGATATACATCTGCTTCTTTTTCCAAGAAACCAAACTCTACTTTAGCTCCTGATGGAAATGTCCAAACCTTTTCAACTTCACGAAATCTTGCACCGGGAAATGCTTGGGGGTATAACTCTCTAGATTTGTCTATAAGTTCTCTTAGCTCTGGCATGGACCTTCTAAGTATTAGAGCTCTATGAGCTTTTCTGTGAGCATAACGTAATGGGTCAACTAACATAGCATATGATTTACCACCACCTGCTGCTCCACCGTATAGAACATCTTTTTCATCTGCTGCTAAGAAACTTGTTTGTGGTCCTTCGTTAGGATGAAATATAACTTTAGCATCCTGTAATGTTTCTTGTATGGACGGAGTTAGGCTGTCTAAATCTTCTGTTGTAACAACTTTATTACTGTTATCTTTTTCTAAAGCTTCGATAACTTTAGTTTCTCGTTTTAGTTTTGTTTCTTTATAAGCTACTTTCTTTTTTAATTTCTCTAAGTTTTTCTTTTCTTGATTTATTTTTTGTTTTCTACGTTGTGCTTTAGAAAAGTTGTAATTGCTTTTAACACCTTTAGGTCGTCCTGTTTTTCTTTTTGGTTCACCTTTGGCATTAAGAACAAAGTTACCTGCGGTATCTTTTTCATATTCATCTGGTAGTAATTCCCATAAATCTTTTTTAAGCATTTTAGATAATGCTGTATGACTTATTTTTCTACCGGTTTCAACAGATACTGCTTCAGCTGCTTCACGTAACGAAGCTTCTTGCTGCATAACAGCTTTAAGATATTTTTGTAAGACTTCTAGTTGGTCGGGTATAGGCTGTAGATAACCTTTGATTTCCGATTCTTTGTAACCGAATGGTATAGTTCTAGACTTTTTTTTGATGTAGCCTTCAGGCAGCATACTCATTTTTTTCTATACTTTCTGACTTTAGCAGCTACCTTTTTAGGCTGTTTAGAAAATTGTTTTCCTTTTTTTGTATCTGCTCTTTTCTTTCTAGTTGTAGCAGCATATTCTTTAGGGCTTAAAGCTTTTATAGCTTTTTCTGGTAAATAACGTTCTCCTGTTTTAGATGACTTTTTACCAGACTTAGTTCGCCATTTTTGTTTGGTCCAGCTATCAAGACTTCTTTGTGACTTTGCTTTTGGCATTTCTTTTCCTAGGTTTTCTTTTTGGCTTTGAATCGTTTCGCAACCATTCTTTCATAAATCTAAATGCTTCTTCTACTCCGTACAACATTACTTTTTGTAACCTCCGCCTTTGGCTTTGTACTCTTTTGCTAAAAGCTGGGCTTTCCGAGCCGACCACTGACCGGGTTTACCACCTTTAGAACCGGCCTTAATCTTTTCGAAAAGCCTCTTACGCATACTCGGCTTGGTATAATTACCCGCTTCGTTGACACGTGATTTAGGCTTTCTTTTTGTTGTTGTGCTTTTTCTTGGCATGTCCAAATATCCTATCGAAGTTATCTCGATACTCTTGTGTATAAACACCGGGACGGGCTTTAGAGCCTTTCCCAGCTATTGTTCCTGATTTAAATTTAACCGGCTTGTCCGGGCTTCCTATCTGTGGCATTACTTCTTTTTACTGCTTCTGCTTAGTTTTTGTTTATTGATTAATTCCTTAATTGGGTTAAACCATTCTGGCTTAAGTGCTTCAATAGCAACAATAAGAACAGCAACGCAAAACATAATTACTAATAAATATTCCATCTTAGTTCCTTTTTAATAATAACAATAATTTATATTCTTTTTCTTTCTTTTGCAAGATAGTTTTCTTTAAAACTTTCTTTAAAGTTAGTTGTGTTGTAATAGACATAACGCACCTCCATTTAGATTGTGCGTTCCTTCAACTACAACAAAGTCTACTTCCGAACCTTTACAAGGCTTGAACGTTTACCATTTAACTTTATCGGCCCAATATGCTGCTGACATTTTACCTTTGGCAATATTCTTAGCATGTCTAGCCTTAAAGCTTTTTCTTTTAGCCTTCATACGAGCTGATTCACCCGGCTTGGGCTTACCAGCTGTTTTAGCTCCCTTTTCACCAAAACGAATAAGTTTAATCTTTTCACCTTCTTTAGCCACAACAACGTGGGACTTCTTAGGGTGATTAGGTGTTCTCTTAGGCTTATTGTAGCCAGACACACCTGCTCGTTCTAGTCTAGGGTCTTTCTTTTTAGGCATCCGTTATTTCTCCTTCAATAATAATCCTATCCTTTTCAGGTAAGATAAATATACCTCCATTGACATTATGGTCTACAGAGACCTTATCTGTCTTTGTTACACCTACTCTGTCTAACAATGTCTGGGCTGCTTGGAGCTTAACGTTGCTATTGGCTATAGGTTTATCGCTTGTCATAAGCTCAACAAGCTTGAATGCAGCTTTAGGAGCTTCTTTTGCTAGGATGTTCTGGGCTAAATCGACTATCTCTTCTTTTAAACTTTTAATGACTTGGTAAGGATTTCCCGAATATCCAGCAAGGTCCGCTGCTTTATGAATGTCGCCTTGTGTTTCCATAAGGCTGTTTAGAAATAACTCTTGCTTCTGAGTTAGCTTTCTTTCTTTACCGGTAGTCAAATTCATAACACTTATTATAGTGTCGATATTAAGTTCTGTCAAGTATTTTACTAAAAAGCTTGACAAAATCTAATTTCACCTGTACAATATCCTTGTAGCCCACCGGGGTAAATAGTATATCCCTATCCAGACCTAACCTAATCCTATATAGACTTAATAAGCCCGACCTAACCTCTTTCAAGTTGACACTTGTTTTTTGTTCAAAATGTATAAGCATGTGTATATATATGGGGGGAGGGGGGTGGTACTCCTGCCCTAGGGGGTTAGACAATCTCAACAGACTAAAAAGACTCTAAAGAACTTCAAAGACTTAACAAATCTTGATAGGAATACACAAAGAACACCTAAAGACCTATAAAGCTTTATAAAGTCTTTAAAGTTTACAGAGATTTTTTAGCAGTAATGAGCCATAAAAATAAATATAAAACTTTATAAAGCTTTACAGTCTCAACAGATTTTTAGAGCCTTAGAGAACTTTTATAGGCCTTATTGCTATGTCCCTATTGCTTAACACAATATCGAAGCTTACAGAGCCTTTTGAGGCCTTGTAAACCTATAAATATTTATGGGGTGAGGTGTGCCCGAACTAATGAGCTAGAAAAAAGACAAAAAAAACCCCCTAGCGATAGGGGGTCTTAACAAAGCTTAATAAAGCTTAAAGAAGTTGTTCGGCTAACCTAGCCTTTTTCACCTCTCTAATTGCTTCAATAACCTCTTTAGGAACTCTTTTTAAACTTAGATATTCCGTAATATGCTTTTGCTTCAAAGCTTCACTTGCTTTCTTAGCATTAAGCTTATTCAACAAATACCCTCTGAAAGAGTTATAGCCCAAATCTTTAGGGCATGATGCCATTGTTGCGAAAGTCATTGAGACTTTTTTAACTTGGCCATAAGTTGCTTTGCGATTGGCATTAGCTGACCAATCAACAACAGGTGTTGAAGCTTTAACTGCTTCTTTAACGATTTTTAAATTTTTCTTATTTGCTTTCATATATTTACTCCTTTTTGAAAGATTAAAATTTAATTGTTCAACCTAGAACACTATCAAGCTTAATCTAGCTATTTCAAAAAAGCAAATATATTTTTTCTCTGTTGCCCTAAAGGTCTTTATAAAGCTTTATAAGGCCCAACAATCTACGTTAAGTTTTGGTGGTGTCAAACACTTAGGCAGGAGTATGCAAAACTTTACATGCACGATAAAGTTCTTTATGCGTTCCTTGGATTGACTCGATAACCCCGAACAGTCATACTGTCATCAGCTCGGCAATCAAGCCGACAAAACTAGGAGAAAAACATGTTCGAAGGAATTGTGTTCGGAATCGTTGACAACGGAGTGTTAGCTCTGTGTGCCCTTTGGGGAATAGACATTGACCAGAAACTATCTGGCAAAGGCATTAACGGAGCTTTGTTTGGAGCTCTGTGGGGAAATACTTTGTCTGACTTTTTGGGAGGAGTATTCGACTTTGGCTTCTTTGTAAGTCTTAACATAGCTTTAGGGTGTATGGCAATCATACCTTTGGTGAGTATTTACACAAGGTGGAAAAATGCTAAGAATTAAGTTAAACTTTCAAAGTATGTCTTTAGAGCAAAAACTAAACTATCTTGACAGCATTCAAGGCTTTGTGCAAGATTGGTTAGGTCATGATGCTCAAGGTCAAGAACTTAGAGATGACTTCGGTCGTCCTATGAAATTTACGATTAACGAAGAATTTAAAATGATGGGGAAAATAGCATGAAAATACTTAAAAATACTTCAAAAGAATTACAAGAATATTTGCTCAATCCAAAGCAAGGCAATCACTACAAATGTTTTCTTTGGACAAGAGAAGGTTTTAGATTTGTCGAAGTCAAAGTTGCTCGGAAGTGGGTAAGTTTGAAATGGACAAAGAGTCGTCAAAGACTAACGTTGGATTTATGGAAGAATCATGCATGGCTTCAATGGCGATACAATGCTCGGAATGACGCATGTATAAAGGCTTTTGAGGAAACAGGTTCGTACAAAAGACCTAACTCATGGTACAAAGCTTATGGCTTCAAAACTAATCCCGAACACGAAAGCGTAAACAAAACAGCTTGGAGATGTTAGTCAATGCTTTATGTACACGATAAAGTTCCTTATGCGTTCCTTGAGTTGCATTCGGATTCATGTTGTGGAACAATGGTATCAGTTCGGTGATGAAGCCGAACAACAACGGAGAAAACTATGGATAGACCAAATCCAAAACCAATCATGTTCAGAGATGGCAAGATTGTAAAACTAAAACAACAAAGCTACTATGATGCTAAAATAGTAGAACAAGAAGAAAAACAACTAGAACTAGGTATAGTATTCTCAACAAGAGAACAAGCTATACAAAAACTAAATAGTCTAAGAGCTAGAAAGATTGATGACTATTCGTTCAGAAACGATAGATACGAAATATACAAAGCTAGAAATAGACTAATAGCATTGAGAAATATTACTAGACAGAAGTTTAACAACAGTTATGCTGTGTCTAGACATAGTCAAACAATGTATAGATTAGAGGTATTAAGATAAAAGATTATTAAGTTTGTGGCTAGGACAAGCCTAGGAGTGCGTCATTAATATTTGTATATTTTCTCCTTTGTGCTCCTAGTCACAATTTGACATAAGTGTAAGATGAGCTTACTGTAAAATCCTGAAGTCTGAACTGTTTTAACAGGGTGACGAAGTAGGTCGTAAGATGAAGTTTAGGATGAGTGCTAGAACCCATCGCCTATAACACTATGTAGTCCGAGGAACTATTGGCAGTTTCACAATGATTGTTGCAACAGTCGTGGAACTAAAGAAGAGAAGGACAAGTCTTGACAGGGACTAAAAAACCGAATGGTTAAAGGTGCTGTTAGAGGAGCTTGATAAGTGCTTCGTAACCAAAAACTTATCTTTTATTTTGTAAGGAGAAAAAAAATGATTGATGCGATTATGGCCGTTCTGGCTTTTGTAGGATTAACAACAATAATTTTTGTTGTAGTAATTTGGCTTTGTGCTTATTGGGCTACTAGCTCAACATTCATAGGCAGTATGAAAAGGAGAAAAGATGATGAATAAACTTACACGTTTTGAACAATTCAAACACGACTTGAATAAAGTTTTAGAAAAGCATTACCCAAACACAGATTGGGAATGGGAAGACTATGATAAAGATTGGTCTGATGTTGATAAAAACTCTAAAGATAAACATTGGCGATTGGTAAGATTATTTTTAAATGTTGAACACGAAGACACTAACAAAGTAATCTTCACCAAAAAAGAACTATGGGCTAATCAAGTTCCTTTGTTTGACTTTGAATACAACGAAGACCAACTACTTAAAAAAGCTTTAGAAGTTGGTTTTGTAACAAAGATTGGTGAAGACCAATACGAAATGAATGAAGACTATTTAGGGGGTGTCTAATGGCAATATTAGAAATTAAACCTAGCTCTGCTCAACACTTTGTTTATAACAATACAGAGTTTGAGATACGAATTACAGATGATGGCGATAAGCTTGAAATTTGGGAAGTTGAATACCAAGACGGCAAATGTATCGGTTTTAAAGATATAGTTGCTGAGTTTAATTTAGAGGAAGTAGCTAATGGATAGAGATAAAGAATTTATAAAACTACTAGACGAAATGTCAAAGACTAACAAGCCTTTAAGCGATTGGTTTAGAGGTGTTAAAGAAACTTTGGAGAAAGAAGAAGATTATGAAGACGAAGATTAAACTTTCTAAACCTAGCAAAATGCCTTGTTACTCATGGTCATTACAAGCTATTGATACTTGTCCTGCTTCCAAAGGAGCAGATGGTAAGCTTGTTGATGCTTGTAAAGGTTGCTATGCTACTGATGGTAATTACAATTTCAAAAATGTAAAACAATCAAGAGACTTTAACAAAGAAGATTGGCAGAGAGCTGAGTGGGTAGCAGACATGGTTGCTTTCCTTGATACTCAACGATACTTTCGTTGGTTTGATAGTGGCGATATTTATCATGTAAAACTATTGGAAAAGATTTATGAGGTCTGTGAGCAAACACCTCATTGTAAGCATTGGATACCTACTCGCATGTTTAAGTTCAAAAAGTTTCAAGAGCCTTTGAATAGGCTTAACAGTCTACCTAATGTCAATATCAGATTCAGTTCTGATAGTGTCTTAGGAGAATTTACAGAGGGTGTGCATGGCTCAACTATCCTACCAGATAGAAGAGATGTGCATGGAGTCACTCGCTGTAATGCTTATCGGACTGATTATTGGGGTAATACTATCTCAGATGATGAGTTCGATAAGCTTTCTA